GCGATTAACGTTGTAGTTATTATCGCTAGCACCCTTCTCTTCCAACAAGTTAGCAGTGGTCTCTAGACCAGTTGCGTTCCAGTTGGCAGACTCAGTATCAGGGGCAATTGGTAGTACAGTTGCGCCTGAAGCCACTTGTATCTCTTTAAAGAGAGGAGCGACTTTCTGCTCAAGTCTTACTTCTTCCTCAAATGCTTGAGAAACACTTACATCGATACCAGCTGAGCTAGTAGCGTCATAAGTTACGCCGGCCTTCTCAAGGATGCCTTTTGCGTAATCGGTTTCCCAACCTTTGCGAGTGATTTTGCCAAGTATGTGAGCGGCTAGGAAATCCTTGCCCCACTTGGTGACGTCTCCACGTCCACGATTTTCAAAAACACGCTTTGAATCACGCATCTTCTCAATCTCTTCGGCTTTCTCTTTGAGATCAGCCTCGTGCTGCTTGAGTACTTCACTCATTTCAGCATCTTTTTCAGCCAACTTAGCTTCAACGTCTTTGACAAGGCGCTCTGCACCCGACTCAACGCCAAACTGTATAGCTGTCTGAACTTTTTCTTCTTGTTGAGCGGCAGCTTTTGCGTCAGCAACAGCTCTCTCCTCAACTTCTTTTTGTACAGCCTCATCGGCTGCTTTTTGCTCGGCTTGCTTCATTGCAATTTTAGCAGCAGTTTCCTCAGCTACTTTTTTAGCAAAAGCTTCCAAGTCAACGGGTTGATTTGTCTCTTCAGACATTTGTATCTCCTTTTGGACTTGCGCCCCGTCACTATTAGTGAAAGTTTTTTTGAAATCTTCATACTCTGAATCAGAGTCGAAGGACTTCGCCAGTGAAAAAGTAGCTGCTTGATTGCAAGGTACTGAAACTACAGAGACCTCAAACAACTCAGCGTCCTTTATCCTTAATCCGTCGGTTTCCTCTACATAATCAGCATCCTTGACTCGAAAACCAACAGAAAAGGCTCCAAGGACACCGTCTTTAACTAGCTCAGCAACATTTCCTGCTGATTTACTTATTTTAGCTTCTAAATGTAAACCATCATCAGTTGCCGTGACTTTTTTAGCTCGACCGATAGGCCTGCTATAGTCGTGATTAAAAAGAATTATGGGATTCTTTTCAAAATTATTTAATCCACCCTTCGTCCAAGCATCAGCTGAAATAGAATCGCCCGCGCGATCAAATTCAGTTGTACTGGCCATACCACGAATCATAACACTACCATCTTCTTGTGCTTCTGATTTAAAAGTGGACGTGAGATTAAATATCTTTTCCATCTACTCCCTCATCTTCCGCTGGACTAGCGGTCTTTGCCTGTAATTCTTCAAGGGGACTAGGTTCATCCGCCTTAGGCTTTTTATCGGTTAGTCCTCGCATAAGCTCAGGACAGAAAGATCTCGTAAATTGTTCCATAAGAGACCAAGATCCAAATATTTTTCTAATAGTTGGAATCTTTATAAGCGGAGGCCGATTTTCATCCGCCGCAAATTCTTTTGGAGTACACACATAACCTATTTCTGCAAAGTACATACTCATTGTAACTGCTAATTGTTTCTTTTGTTTTGAACTACCTGCCATTATTTACCCTTCTTTTTTAAATGTTCCACTATTCCTTCGGCTACATACAGCTGGGCTTTATCTTTTAACCTGTCCAGCTCTATTTGATCTTTAAGATTCCTACCGGCTGTGGCAGTCGTATCCGAACTAGCCTTTTGAACTCTATCCATACCTTTACTGTGGGTTGGATTTCTCTCATTATAGTTAGGGTCAACTGCAGCTTCTTCAATAAATCTTTCTTTCAACTCGTCAGCTTCTTCGTCTGTAAGAGGATGTAACGGTATCTCTATATCGGCTATATCTTTGGTATACATACCCTTCATCCAATCTGGTTTTTTGCTCATTATTCTTCCTCTTCCTCGACGGGTCTACCGCCTTCGTCTGGATTTACAGCACTGCCTGCTATGTTTGCTGGAACTCTTACATCATCTTGGCCGTCTACTGGCTCAAAACCAAGTTGCTCTCTAGCTTCATTTGGAGATATGATACCTCCATTTACAAGTGCTGTGTAATATTGTGACTGATCTCTTAGCTCTGGTTGTAGAGCCGGTATATCAGTGACATTTTCTTTTATACTAAAACCGAAAAATCTTTCGAATCCAAAATTAATTTTTCGAACTATAGGTAGTATCGTCTCCAAATAGTATAATCGCATATTTGGGCGAATGTTAGCGTTGTTACCAGAGTCCAACATAATTGGAGGTACTCCGAGCGCCTTTAATATTATCTTTTCATTCTCTGCAATCGAACTTTGAAAATCTAAATCTTTAAAATTTACATTTGATATAGAATCTATTTCAATTCCACCATCTAAAATAAGTGGTCGTCTGCCTCCTGCTTCGGGCTTATATCTTGCACCCCAGGATTGAATCATTCGCTCTTTTATCTTCTCAGACAGAGTGTTAGGACTTTTCAGTACTAGTCCTGGAACTGCTCCATTCTTAAAGAAATTATCTTGGAATTTTCGCATCGAGGCAATTAATTGCATAGTTCTCAATGCTGGACTTAGACGAGGAACTCCTCTATAAATTGAGAAGAAGGAGTTCTCTTTTATATGAATAATCTCACTAGGAGAATAGTCTATATCCTGTGAGAAAGTATATTTTTCAACATATGAATCTTTACTAGCATGTATTGCCATTTTACTGGAGGGTAAGTGATATAAGTGTACTCCATCAAAGTAAACAAAAATATTTCCATCTAAAATAAAATCTGTTATAAGATTACGCTTGAACGTATTAATATCTTGGAACATGTTTGGTTCGTAATTTAGTAAGGTATCAATCTTAGCTCGCTTAATACCTTTTATAATTCCTGGAAGTTTTGCAGACCCCGTAATAGTGGCGGGTATCTCTGCAGCATCATCAACAATCATATTAACTGCACGGTTGACAATTTCTAACTCTTCGTATTGCCTCTCATAACTAGTGGTGGGCTCTCTAGTTCCTTCTATATTGCCACCAAGAAGACTTTGGGCAGGATTTAATTTTTCTTCTGTATCTTCCCTTTGGAAGAATCTATCATACCATGCCATGTTTATCTCTTTGAAGCTGTACCCAGCGCATTTGTTTCTTTGCCGTTGTTAATGCGGGGTTGCGGCCATATACTTTGTGTAGTTGTTTGTGGTGTCCGTAGCATAAAGTAACAGTGTGTTCGTATAACTCTGCCCAATGTTCTTCTATAAAATCATCCCGAATTGAAAGAATATATTTAGGATCGTGACCTGTTTTTTTGATCCAATTATGTATGAGAGGTGCCAGGGTGTAGTAGTGGTGGAAGTCAAGTTTAACTTCTGCTCCACAGATATAGCATTCCGAGCCCTTCTCGTACTTATTCTTCGCTCTATCTCGGATATATTTTACTATATCTCGTTTTAATTCAGCCATTAGGTTTTTAAACTTCTAATTTTCAATAACAGAATTATATCGAGTTTCAGATACTATGTCAAACATTATTTTTCAGAGGTGTCTTAAAAACTCGTTGTAGAAGTTTCGAAAGAATATAAAGCATACCTGAGTGCATCGGACATATGTGAGGCACGATTGTGCTTTGGTTTTTCTCGAGCCAGATTGGGATTAGGATCCCATTGATACTGATCTAAAGCCGCTAAAGTCTCAGCACAGGTTTGTTCAACTAATAAAGTATCATTATCTACTATTCCTGCCACATGTGCTATTCCATCTAGTACGCTCTTCTTGGCATTAATAGTAGAAATGTCATAGTTTTGAGCAAAGTCAAAACGAGTCTGCTGAGCCGCTGAATCAATATAAATATAATCTATATCCCATTTCTCGATGCGTTGCTGTATCTCTTTAGCATGTTGTTCAGTAGTTTTTTCAGCATCTAAGTATTCATCTACTAAATAATATTTCTCTTCGTCCCAGTCGTAGCCGATTACACAGAATGCAGTAGGATCTCTATAACCTACGTCAAGACCTGCAAACATATCCATTTTAGAAGTATCTAACTCGCTAAAGTTGGAAATACATTCCTCGTGATTAAAGTTCCAGATTTGACCTTCATAAGTATTAAAATCTGCTTCATACTCTTGTCTAAACTCAGCATCGGACATAGATTTTCTAGCTTCCGCAATATCGCTCTCAGACATGCGAGGATTATCTTTATAAGTGGCTCTAATAGATGCCCATTCTTCGAATTCATCGGTAAATCCTCTGTAAAAGAACTCTGAAAACCAGTTA